AACGACATTCCACAACAACTTCTCTCTTCTGCTTTCAATAAACCTTTTAGATTCACGAGCAAAAGTATGTGGATATTTTTCTATTTCTGGTGTGCATAGCATCCAGATTAAACCATCTTTAGGATCAACTCCAGCCATTCCGGCAGTCCTGCCGTTAGGCACGGTGAAGTACACACAGGAGTCGTTCCTGGCCGCCCAAACAAGGTGTTCCATAGGATCTAGCCCATGACCTTCTTCGACCTCTCTGCGGTCATCTGAACGTAGATTAAAGGCTACTCTTTTAGCAGCCTTAATTGTTATTGGGTGAATAAATTTAGACATTAAAAGTAGTTGAAATTAATAACTATTCTTCTTTCGTTACCTTCAGTATGACTGGTTCCACTGTGCTTCCTAGAGCCATCAAAAATAACAAGTCTATTCTCTATGCACTCTACTGACTCATGTGGATCATCAAATACTGTAGGACCATCAGTGGTTGTGCAATAAAAGATAGCTGTTTTAGCATGTTTTATTCTTTCATCACTATGTTTACCATAGTCCTGATGATAACCATAGACTCTGTATTCTTGTTTCTTCCAAGTACAGTTAATCTTAATTCGATACCAAGTGACAACGTCTAATGCTTTATTAAACAGGGTATATAAAGTGACAAAATGCTCTTTCTGTTTAGGCTCATGGCCTTGGTAGATCATAGACACTAACGTATCAGTACCGTCATCTTTAAATACTTTCTGTGGAGACCATTCCCAAGAAAGATCATTGCTATAAACTAGACGTTTCTTGATTAATCCAAAGTCTTGTTCAGATAATAAATTATCTATTATTTTCATATAGCTTTGTAGAACATTGGTGAGTAATCACCCTCAAAAGACAATGATCTTATGGTTGCTGGAGCAGGGTGAGTGGATTTAATACTAAATTCAACGTTTATATTCTTCTCATATACAGGTATTGTTCTAATATCTTCACTTAAAAGTGGTGCATCTGTAGCTTCATAGTAGTCAGCTGGAGTAGATTCATAATCATCTTCAAAGTTTGTTTTACCAACTCTTTTTAAAATAGATTCATAATATCCTATACGTCCAAAAGCTACTTTAATTCTATGTAAAATTAGTGATGAGTTAACATCACCAACTGAGTAGTCTCCTACTTTCTTTGAAACATAGAATCGAGGGAAGTCCACTTGGTAGTCATATAGATAACCAGCAAATATATTATTACCTGACCAATCACCATCAGCTGTAAGTGTAGTTCCATCTATAGCTGGCTTAGTAAAACTCTTTCCAGCTGTTTGACTAGTTAATGCTAATTCACCACTAGATGCACTATAACCAGCCCATGCTACGTTACTAAACGTTGTCTTACCTGTGGTTGCACTATAACTACCACCACTTATTGCTACCCAATTATCTAGATGTAGTAAATAATTAACATCATCTTGAGTGATACTTGGATCATCAGATGCTTGTACTAGATTCATCTCCTGTAAATAATCTTTATCATCTAAGAAGAAGTAGGAATCACCAACAATAAAGTGATAACGTATGGGATTTATTAGTCGCCATTTAAACCATGATGCCTGCAGTCTTTCATTACCTACATTGACATATTTATAACCAATTATATCCCTATCAGCTGCCTTACCAAATAAGATGATTCCGTTTTCTCTAGAATTAGTAAGTAAATCAATACTTTGTGGCAGTAACCTTGGTACTACTTTAGTTTGATTAACAAGATCTGGTTCACCTTGAGAGGAGATGTTAGCCCCTTCAAAGAATTTACTATAAGCTCCACTGCTATCTAGAAAACCTATAGTCTTACCTAGTGAGATAGGTGATACCTGTTTATTATAGCTATATGTAGAGACACTAGATAGTCTTGCAGTTTCAGGTGTTAATACTGAGTCATCAGTAGTTAATAAGAACTGTTGATCTGTACTAAAGATAAGTAATCCATTATTAATTTGAATACCATCTACAAGTTTCGAAGGAAAGCTAGAACTACAAGCAATGTCTATCCTATCTTTAGGACTAACTGCTAAGGCTGTTGTATTCCAGAAGTCATAAAAATCTCCAGGTTTAGAACATATAGCATTCTCGCCACTAAGTATGACTAACCTATTTCTCCAGAATAGTATCTTACTTATTGTTTTATCAATAAAACTTGGATAAGCATTAGTCTCATTATCTCCTACTTCTCGTAATCCCCATGAAATTCTATCAATTGTAAAGGTTTCAGCACTTGTACGTTGAATACGAAGAGGCATCCTATCGAGCGTAAAACCATTAGCTAGCCCTGGACTTGCACATTCTACCCAAGTACCTGTACCATCCTGACCATTCTCACCTTTAAACTTTAAGTAGTAGTCATCTTCACCAGACTTGCTACTATTATTTATCTTGACTATGTACCCATTCTTACATTGAGTTGGTAATTCACTTATATCATTAGCTTCTGTAGTAATGACTTTCATTAAATCATTTTCAACTATCTGCACATTAAAATCTACGTTACCGCTATGTAAATAAATACCATTACCAATTACTTCAGCACCAATATTTGTTATACCATTTAGTTTTGTATAGAGACCACCTAAAATAGCTGAAGCTGTTACTGCTGTATCAGAATCAAAAGGTGTGGGGTCAGGTCTACATAAACCGCGTTCAGCAACACCTTGTAAGTCTGCCATGTAGCGTGTTGTCTCATGTTCAATTACTTGGATTTGATAGTTATATCCTGCTAGAGTTACTTCAACATTATCACCACTAGTCCAACCTACTCCTCCGTGTAAAAGAATAACCTCATCCATATAGGTACAACCATAGTCTTCTGTTGTGTTCGAAGACGCACCATCATCTGTAGACGTATCATAAGAAGTAGATTGACCTTGCTGACCTCTAACACTAAGCCTAAATACCAAACCACTTTTACCACTACCACCAGCACCATCCACATTGAACACTTGTGTACCTATACCTGGGCAATGGCCTGTGTTAGGTGCTCCAGCTGCAGGTCTGTTGTTAGTACCAGTACTCGTACTATTTATTTTTACACGAGTAGCAGTGTTATATGATCGTTCTGTAGAATCATCATTGATGTTTAATGCATACTGTCTTCCATTTTCTGTTTTAAGTAACTCAATAAATGCTGTATAAGTAGCTGAACTAGAATCTGTATTACCGGTTGTAGTTATAACTTTTGTTGAGTTTGTAGCAAAGGTTGTATCGTTAATTGTAAGGAAGCTTAAATCTGTTGGAGTATTTGTAGCTAAGTAAGCTTTTAAGTTTGCTTCATCTGCACCAGTAGTAGACCCATAGGTAACAGACATACGTTGACCATCAGAGCATCTCCAAATTCTTAAACTCCCATCTGATTTAACTTGTCCAATATATGAACCTTCAGTCTCATCTCTGTAGTAGTGAAAGAAAGAACCTCCTGCTTGTAGATCATGTAATTTACCATCTGCTGTAGAATGGCTACGATCCCCATCACCACAAAGAGATGTATCTATTCTTTTACTTCCTGGTCTCTTATATAAACCATAGGTAATATCAGGTATACCATTAAGCATACTAGTTACTTGACCTAAGTTCTTTTTAAAATCTGGTTGTTCAGATATGCCCCCATGATAATTAGGTATTGTTTGTGTTATTCCTGTCATCTCGCAAGTGCTCTCCAAGGTTGATAAGTTTGATAAACTTGATTATCTGTAAAACCAAGAATGGAGTGATTACCTTGGTTGCATTCATGTTCAATACAAGCTGCTCTTGCATAAGCTTCTTGTCGAGTAAGTAATTTAACTAAATCTGGGTTCGCTATTAACTGGGTAGCAGCTCTAGCTGATGCTTTGTAAATAACATATCTTCTAAATACTGGAGGTATGTTTTCAAATTCATATAGGTAAACTACATCACAAGAAAGATCACCTGTAAATTCAAAGGTATGGTTAACCTTATCCCAAAGCTTTCCATCTTTTCTTATTGTATCTATCGTCTTAGTTTGCCAACCATTTGTAACATCTAGGCTTAGTACATTACTTGCTACACTGATATGTTTGGTTGTTGGATCAGGTGTAAAGGCAACATGCTCTTCACTATTAAAATGCCAACCTTCACTTTGTATATCTAGATTGCACTCTGTAAGAATATTATATATAAATGATATCTCTGGGTTGGTACTAATTAAAGAACCAGTTGTTGTATCTTTTAGTTGGGTGATTGGAGATTGACCGATGGCTCCCAGTATAGAATTGACTGCGGATAATTCGGTATCGAGTTCATTTGTTTTGGTAGCCATGAAATTTTTTCAGTAAAAAAAAAGGGAGCCATAAAGACTCCCATATATAAATTAAGTAAAACTTGCGTTTGAAACAGCAGTGTTATTGAAGTTAGCAGAAACGTCAATACCAGCTACGAGTTCAACTGCACAAGCAGGGTTTAAGAAGTCGGCTCCCATTGCGAGACGTCCTAGAATGACATCTCCCTGGTAAACCACTGAAACGTCCCCAGAAGTAACTTGTACTTGAGGTCCGATAGCTTCTACAACACCAGCAGCTTCCTTCTGGAAGATAAGTCCACATGAATTTGCAAACTTAGCAGCTGTACCATAGTTGTTTGTAGTCTTCTGTCCACCAGCAGGTGTACCGCCATTAGCAGCTTGATCCTGATCACCCATTGCTTCACCAACGAAAGAACCTTCGTTATCATTTGAAGCTCGTGGATTCATATCTGTCTTAGTACCAAACTTACCAAAGAACGGAATGTTCATTGACTTGTAGATCTTGATACCAGCGATTTCTATGATGCCATTACCAGACTGTAGAGCTGTACCCTGTACGTCACGGTTGATTAAACCATTAGAAGATACATCTTGGATTAATGCATAGTACTGTCTTGGGTTAAGTACAGCTACTCTGCCTTCACCACTGACACCCTTTTCATCTAGGATTGCAGCAGCATCGAAGAATGCATTTACTAAGTGACCAGCGTTATAAGCATCTGCAGCAGTAGTACTTGCAGCAGCACCAACTTTAACTACAGAACCACCTGGCTCTACAAAGTTACTCATGGTAACTGGAGAAGGTTGTCTAGCAGCTTTAGTTATAGCTCTGAAGATTCTACGGTCATAGTTCTCAGCTAGAGCATAACCAATCTTCTTAGAGATTTCTCCACGTAAATCGTAGTGAGCAAGAGTTTCGTCTAATTCATAAACGAAAGCACTGGAGATGAGTAGGTCATCAACTGTGATTGTCTTCTCTGCTACTGGAGGAGTCTTCTCGTCGTTACCGAGTATGCTTTGGCCTGGAATATGAAATTCACTTTTGGTACGACCTGTGTAGATGAACTGCAATGATTTGCCGTTCTTCAAGGTACGTCTAGTGACTAGATCCCTAGCTATTGTGTTGTGTTGAAACCCTTTGAACATCTCTCCTGAGAAGAGCTTAAGGTAAAGGGCTCGCCTTTGGTCAACGGTTCCTGCGTTAGTGAGAGCACCATTATTGGCACCTCCATAAATAGGACCATTGGCATTAGCTGTTGAGGCTTGTTGTGCCATGATTAATTAAAAATTGTATTGTTATCTTTCTTACGTACGTAAATTGTTTGATCATTTGTTGTGGTCTTTCCCACCGTCTAGACGGCTAAAGGGTATCCTGC